GTCAAGCAGGCAACGGTAATCGGGATACTTCTCCAGAACCTGCGCCAACACAAGAATAAAGACTTTCTAGCATACTATTTAATATGTATGTCTCAATATTTATCCAAAAAAGATCTTGTTAAAGAAATTGTTAAGTGTGGCAAAGATCCTGTTTACTTTATAGATAATTATTGTAAAATTGCTCATCCAACACGAGGACAAATTCCTTTTAAAACTTGGGATTTTCAACAAGAGCTTCTTCACAAGTTTAATGATTATAGAAATAATGTCATTTTAAAATCGCGACAGATGGGAATTTCGACAATTACTGCTGCGTATGTTTCTTGGTTGATGTTGTTTCATAGGGATAAAAATATTCTTGTTATTGCCACAAAATTTAGTACAGCTGCAAATCTTGTTAAAAAAGTAAAAGCAATGATTAAATTATTACCACCTTGGTTTGATCAAATTGCTGCAATTGAAATTGATAATCGATCTTCTTTTGTTTTAAATAATGGTTCTGAAATTAAAGCATCTGCGACATCTGTGGATGCTGGTCGTTCTGAGGCATTGTCTTTGTTGGTAATTGACGAAGCCGCGCATGTTGAAAACTTGGATGAGTTGTGGACAGCACTTCAACCTACAATGGCAGTGGGCGGGCGCTGTATCGCACTTTCCTCTCCGAATGGAGTAGGAAATTGGTTTCACAAGGCATATGTCGCTGCGCAAGCTGGGGAAAATAATTTTTATCCAACCAAATTGCATTGGACACTCCACCCAGAAAGAGATCAAAAATGGTTTGAAGAAACGACACGAAATCTTTCAAGGCGACGTGTAGCTCAAGAATATGAATGTAATTTTAATGCTTCTGGAGAAACAGTCATTCACCCTGATAATTTAGGCACTATTGAACAAACTTATTCTGATCCAAAACATCAAACAGGTTTTGATAGAAATTTTTGGATTTGGGAAGAATATAAACCAGAGAATAAATACTTACTTGTGGGTGATGTAGCGCGTGGAGATGGTAATGACTTCTCTGTGTTTCACGTATTTAACACAACGACGATGGAGCAAGTTGCAGAATATCGTGGAAAACCAACAACGGACTTATTTTCCAGAATATTATTCGACGCAGGAAAAGAATACGGTGACGCCATGCTTATTGTTGAAAATAACAACATCGGTTTCTCAGTATTGGAAAAACTCATTGATGCCGGTTATCCAAATTTATATTATTCTGCTAAAGGAACTCATGAATATATTGAACAACATGAGGCGCAAGGGGCTTCAAATGTGATCCCAGGGTTTACTACTTCACAAAAAACACGACCTTTAATTGTTGCAAAACTTGAAGAATTCATTAGAAATGACTTAATTACCCTTAATTCGGTAAGAGCTTATCAAGAACTTAAAACTTTTATATGGAAAAACGGAAGACCCGAGGCTCAAAGAGGATATAATGATGACCTTGTAATATCGTTGGCAATTGCTTGTTGGGTTCGGGATACTGTTCTAGAAGAAAATACGCGAGATTTAAAATATAAAAGGGCGTTTTTAAATTCAATGGTTACATCAAATACTAAATTTAACACTACAATTCCTGGTATGACGGGCTACAAAAAGGTTGAATCTTTTGATAGAATAAAAACAGCACAAAATGTTTATAAAGAATTTGGTTGGCTAATAAAGGGATAAAAAATGGCATATAATAATAACAGTAAAAATAATAAAAAGAACACTCGTAATCCCGAGTCATTCTTGTTCAAAGCTCTTACTCGGTTGTTGTCTGGGCCTCTGACTCAACACCAGCGACAAAACCCGCGACAGCTTAAGAGATGGCAACTCGATAAATATAAATTTCAATCTGCTGGTGGTCTTCAATTTAAAAAAACCACTTATAATCCTTTTGACAATCTTTATGCAAATGCTACTTCTAATGCTGCTCGTGGAGAAAGATATATAGATTTTGATCAAATGGAATATATGCCCGAAATTGCTTCGGGTTTAGATATTTATGCTGATGAAATGACCGTTTCTTCGCCCATTCAACCTCTTTTAAAAATAAATTGCCCCAATGAAGAAATTAAAGAAATCTTAAATCAATTGTTTTATAGCACACTAAATGTTGAATTTAATATCTATGGTTGGTGCCGATCTATGTGTAAGTATGGAGATTATTTTCTCTATTTGGACCTTGATGAAAGTTTGGGAATAAAAAGTGTCATTGGTCTTCCACAAACAGAGGTTGAGCGTTTAGAAGGTGAAGACAAAACCAATGCGAATTATGTTCAATTTCAGTGGAATAGTGGTGGCTTAACATTTGAAAATTGGCAGGTTGCACATTTTAGGATTCTTGGAAATGATAAGTATGCTCCTTATGGAACTTCAGCTTTAGAATCTTCACGTCGGATTTGGCGACAATTAATGTTATTAGAAGATGCTATGATGGCTTATCGCGTTGTACGATCACCAGAACGTAGAGTATTCTATGTTGATGTTGGCGGTCTTCCAGAAACAGAAGTGGAAAGTCATATGCAACGAATTGTAACTCAAATGAAAAGAAATCAAGTTATTGATCAAGAAACTGGTCGAGTTGATTTACGTTATAATCCAATGTCGGTTGATGAAGACTTTTTTATTCCTGTTCGTGGTGGCACTTCTAACACAAGAATAGAATCTCTTCCTGGCGGAACATACACAGGAGATATTGATGATGTAAAATATTTAAGAGACAAGCTGTTTTCAGCATTAAAAATTCCAGCGTCTTATCTTACCCAAGGTGAAGAAGGTGCAGAAGACAAAACAACGCTAGCCCAAAAAGATATTCGATTTGCACGAACAATTACTAGATTACAAAGAAGTGTTGTTTCTGAACTGGAAAAAATAGCAGTTATTCATTTGTATACTTTAGGATATAAAGGAAAAGATCTTATTTCTTTTAAATTACACCTTAATAGTCCGTCTAAAATTGCTGAATTACAAGAATTGGAACACTGGAGAACAAAATTTGAAATTGCTGGTGGCGCAACAGAAGGCTATTTTAGTCGGCGTTGGGTTAGCAAAAATCTTTTGGATCTCTCCGACGAAGAAATTATGCGAAATCAGCGGGAAATGTTTTTTGATAAGAAATTCGATGCTGCACTTGAACAAGCGGCAGTCCCAGAACCCGAAGCACCCGAAGCAGCCCCGGCACCAGTTGCTGCTCCTGAAGCGGCACCGGCACCTGAAGCGGCTGCTGCGCCCGAGGAAGAAACCTTATTGGCTGCACCTGGTAAAAGAAATGATATGCAATGGAAGCGCCACGGTCAAGAATCTTATACTACTCCTGGCGCAAAAGGAAAAGAATATACTCCTGTTAAATCTGATAAGAGAGATATGGGCGCAAGAAACCGTAGTTATAAGGGAAAATATGCTGAAGAAGTGGGAAAAAATACTCCTAGAAATATTTTTAAGGGTGCTTCTGAACTGAATCAGCTTGCGAGAGGAATTTATGAGAATGTGGAAACTAATTATAAAAAGAAATATGAGCAAGAAGAACTCAAAATTTTAGAGAATGATATTGAAATTCAACAAATAATTGAGAATTTAGGTAAAAAGGAAAAATCGGGCAAGAAAAATGGCAAAGTTTAAACACAATAAGAAAAGAAATAGTGCGTTTCTTTATGAGGTTCTAATCCGAGAATTAACAAAAGCGGTTTTAAACAAAAACAAAAAACTTCAACAAGACGTTACCGCGCTTATTAAAGAATCCTTTTCCAGAAACTCAAATCTATATTTGGAGCTTAAATTATATCGTGCTATTTCTCAAACCAAAGGGGTTGGGATTTTAACAGCAGAAAAAATCATTAATGAAGTAAAAGTTCGTCATAGAGATATTGATAAGAAAAAGTTAGTCTGTGAACAGAATAAACTTATTCGGAAGTTACGTAAATTATTCTCCGACAATGTTTTTTCAAATTTTGTTCCTGATTATAAGAGTATTGCCTCGGTTTCGCAGATTTTTAATCGTAATGTATCTGTTAAATCTAAAATTCTTTTAGAAAATGAAATTGTTGGAAGAATGTCTTTGAAGGGTGAAGCTGAAAAAATGGTTCCTATTGATAATATTGTATATAAATCTTTTGTAAAGAAATTTAATCAAGAATATGGAAACAAATTGATAGCTGAACAACAACTTCTTCTTAATAAATTCATCACTTCTTTTCATAATAATGGTTTAGAATTGAAAATTTATCTAGATGAAGAAATCGGAAGATTAAAAAGAGTTTTAACAAAAGCACTAAGAACCGAAGAATTAATAAGTGATTCTCATATGCGACAAAATGCTCAAAAAGTAATTAAGCTTTTGGACTCTTATCAACAAAAAACCCCAACTAAAATAATGGTTGAAGAGATTATAAAAATTCAGGAATTGGCTAGAGAGGTAATAGAAAATGCCAATTAAACTAAAGGTGGGTTCTGTCGCTCCCCCGCCGCCAGCACCCGCAAATATTAAAATAAATATTGTGCCTGAAACTATACAAGTTTCTTTAAAGGTTAGAAAGACGCTTGATGGTAAAATTATGATTTTAGATCATTTGCATATTGATATTGTTTTAGACCTTAGTAAGAAAAAGATCACCACTTTTCCTAAAAAACAATTAAATGATGAAGTTTATAGTTCTCAAAATAATTATTTCAAATTTTTAACAAATGAAGGAATTGTTCTTCCTGAAAGTATTCAGGTTGGAAATGTTTTTGGAAGTTTAGAAGCTAAATACCCTGACTCACCTAATGAAAAGGTTGATGCTGTGCAGGTGGTTTTACTTTCTACTAAGAAATTTCTTGATAAAAATACTCCCGCACTCGAAGCTCAAGAATTTATTGAAAATGAAATTGATGATCACCTAGTTGAGCCTACTCCGCAAGATTCAACGGAGTTGGGAGAGGTTCCTGAAGAACCCAAAAAGGGATCTATAACTCCTTCTCGAATTCGGCGTTATTTAAGTGGATATGGATATTATTAATGAATCTATTGCTATTTGTGCTTGCTGCTTATGGACTTACACAAATTATAGTCTATGGAAGAATCTTCCATAAGATTCGGCCCTCGCATCACTTCTTTCATTGCTCTATGTGTATTGGCTGGTGGGCTGGCCTATTTTTGTGGGCGATTAACCCATATACAGAACTATTTACATTTGAATATTCTCTAGCTACTGCATTTGTTATGGCTTGTATTAGTTCGGGGACATCGTATGTGTTGAATATGGTTTTTGGTGATGAAGGAATAAATTTATTAAATCGAGGTGATGGATAATGTTGAAGCGGTTTAGACTACAACCAGTTAGACGATGTAAATCAGGTTGCAGGCCCGTGCGGGTAGCGCCCGCATTTTAAAAAGGATAAATAAACAATGATTGATGAACCAAATAATGACACAGAAACAGAAAATTTAGATTCTGAGTCAGAATTAAAAGAAGAAACGCAAAACAAAGATCAATTATCTAATGATAGTGTTACTATAAACACTTCAGACGATGTGTTTGATGCTGGTGATTTTGGTTTTATTGAGCATTTTGGTGAAGAAATTGCTGTTACTCATGAAGAACAATTACCCGAAAATGAGGCTGTTTCTGCATTAAATTGTGCGTTTATCGGTGTTGGTGGAGGTGGAGGTAAATTGGCCAAAGCATTTTTGGATCTCGGATTTACTAAAACTTTATTAATTAATACTACTGAAAAAGATCAACCGGAAGGAGTGGATCCTCAACACCTCATTTTAATTCCAGATGCTGATGGTGTTGCTAAGGATGTTGCATTTGGAAAAAAAGTATTTAACGAAAGTAGTGCGGTCGTAGAAGATGCAATTAGAACCAAATTTGGAAAAGTTGATTGGATATTTGTTTCAGCCGGTGGTGGTGGTGGTACAGGAAGTGCTTGTGTCGAATTGCATGAAGTATTTGAGCGTTATTTAAGTTCGGTTCAGGGCGGTGGAAAAGTTGTATATATCGTTTCGTGGCCGACTGCACAAGAATCACTTAATCCAACTATAGCAAAAAATGCTTTATCGCTAGCAAATGATGTAGCGCCCCATCCTCATATTCTTATTGATAATGAAAGACAGGTTCAATTGTTGCGAGGAAAAGTGGGAATATTAAATATGTATCCTGTGGCCAATTCTACTTTTGCTAAGTTATTTCATCAAATATTAAAGTTAGCTTCTGAAAAGTCTGTTGTTCAGACCTTTGATTCGAAAGATTTAGAACGATGTTTAAAAACTGAAGGAAGGATGTTTGTGGGGTCTACAATAATTGCAAATCCAGCTGATCCCAAATTAGGGGCTACTATTTTTCAAAATTGTATAAAACGTTCACCATGTCCAACCCCTAAAGGCAAATCAATTACAGGCACAATGTTGTTAATTATTTCTACAGAAATGGCTACCGATCCAGAAATTAGTAAACATCTCGATGCGGCGATTTCTTATGTAGGCGGACGGTGTGAAACTTTATTCTCAGGCGTTTATGTAAGAGATAATATACCAGGGTTGGTTGCTATTTTATCAGTAAATGGATTAGGACAAGGTTAGTAGGTGATATATTATGAAGATTAAAGGCAGTTACATTAGAGCAATCATTAGAGAAGAGTTTGCTAAACTTACAGAAAATTTAGGTGAAGAAGAAGAAAGCAAGATCGCTCATCTTACTTATATTCTTCTTACTAAAGCTAGGGAAAAATTTGAAGATCATTTAGGGAATTTACCAGAAGGTGAAGAACCATCAGAAGAATTTGACCAATTGTATGATGCAGTGTCTCAAGCTTGGCAATCAGCCGATAAAATTTTAACTGGTGGTGAAACTAAGGATGCACTTCCTGATCTTTTTGAAGATAACGGCGATTGTACACAAGAGGAAATTTCACACGCCTTGGATGTGGTTTCTCGTTGTGTAATGAAAGGCAAATCCAAAAGACCGAGTTCAAAAGAAACAGATTTGGGTGTTATGCCCAAGCGCGTAAGTGCTCCGCCTGCTGGTGTAACATCTGGTGGAGTTAAATGGATTGATGAGGACAAAGAAAATGAGTAAAAAATATCTTTTAAGAGAATATTATGAACTATGTTCTGGTGGCGTCTGTCAAGATCTTTTAAGTGAAGCTGAAAAACTTGAAG